TCTTCTTATTGATTAAACTTTAAAACCGTGCTCGTTATTGTAGCAATGAGAAACTCACATTTTTCTTGTGATCAGTTCTAACTCATGCTAATTTTGGTTAGTGTCTTTATTTATTCACGCTCCAGATTTAGGCTTTCTGAAACGCTTATACAGTCAGGCTCTATTTTTTGTCTTTGACCCAGCGCGAAAGATTCGTGACACTAACTAATTTTGATATGATAGCCGTAATTGCTTGACATCTTAGGAGAAAAATCGTGATTAGAGCCATTAAACAGAAAGGAATTGTTGGCAGAGAAGGAAAAATAGAGCTTCATTCTCTAGAGCTAGAAGAAGGTACAAGTGTAGATATTATTATTTTGGTATCTGATACTGAATCCGACACAACCGAATATCTTCTTTCAACAGAAGCTAATCAGCGCGAATTATCCAAAGCCATTGAAAGAATAGAAAATAAGGAAAACTTAACGGAGCAATATATAAATGATTCCTTTAATGAGAACTCCTACTTTAGTATGTTAGCAAACTCAGAAGTGAGTAAATTCTACCATTTAGCTTACTTGGAAAAGCTAAGTCAAGCTAACGTAATCTTCTATAGATATGATGCAGTTTTAGATGATAAGACTACTGAAATATGCACTAGCTTAGATGGCAATATATATAGAGTTGATACTTCTTTAATAGGAATGAGATCTTACTACTCTACAAGTCCAGAAATATCCACGAGAGTAAATCCTTATATAGATAAAGATACTTTGCAGGATGCAGGTATTCCTGTACCTGGTATGTATCACCCAAACTGTAGATCTACTTTAGTCGGGTCTGACGGTAGCACTATCACCCGATAGTACACTTAGGGATATGCCTGAAGGTAACAAACTCGAACTTAAAAAGTTCTCAGATGAAAAAAAGATAGCTTACGGTTTGGTGTACGAGCCTAATGTAATAGATGCTCATGGAGACATGATGACTTCTATCGAAATAGAAAAGCTAGCGTATAAATTTTTAAAACTTCCAGATCTATCTAAAGTAATAGATATTCAACATGACGGAAAAGCTATAGAAGCTTATCCAGTAGAAAGCTTCATAGCAAGAAAAGGGGATTCAGATTTTAAAGAAGGCTCTTGGATAGTTGCGATAAAAGTAGAGGATAGTGCAGTGTGGGATCTAGCTAAACGTGGGATTCTTAATGGTTTCAGCTACGAAGTTAAAGCCTACACTACTCCTACCGTAGTTCCTTTCGAGTCTGTAGCTTACTCTACAGGAGTAACAGAGGAAACAGAAGGACACTCACACGTATTCTATGCTGAGTATGACGGTACTGGACTAATAACTAAAGGATACACGAGCGAGGATGCAGGACATTCTCACACCATGTCTGGAACTTCTGCTACTGATATTACGGATGGTCACGGACATAGATTCGAGGTCGGAATAATCCCTTCAAAAACATTACTGAATTTGAAGTAATTTTTTCAGCTTCACTGGAGCTGCCTGAACCACTCTTTCGAGTGTCTCAGGGCTTATCGCTCCTCCACTAGCGTAGTTCCTCCACGCTTCTTTACTAATATTAATAGCTGCGTTTAGATCCCTATCATGAAATGTCTCACACTGTGAGCATTTCCATGATCTTTGATCTAACGTCAGCATATTATTAACTATACCACAACTAGAACAAGTTTTACTAGATGGATAAAATCTATCTACAGTAAATACTTGCTTGCCAAGTCTAGCTGCTTTATAGTTGAGGAATGTCTTGAACATTCCCCAACTACAGTCAGTAATAGACTTAGCTAGGCAATGGTTCTTAATCATTCCGTTTATATTTAGATCCTCTAAAGCAAATGCTTGATTCTCGCATTTGCTTGTGAGGGCTTTTGATACCTTGTGGGTAAAATCTTTTCTCTGAAAAGCTATCTTTTCATGAGTTCTTGCTAAAATTATTCTTCTTTGATTTCTCTTTTTAGAGCCTTTCAGGCTCTTACTTAATCTTCTCTGTCTTTCTTTTAGCTTCTTTTCAGAAACTCTTAAATGTTTGGGATTTTGTATAAAATCCCCATTGGAACAAATAAGATAATCTTTAATTCCTAAATCTATGCCTGTTATATCAGTGAAAGGTTCAGACTCCTGCATAGTCTCTTTAGTATCAAAAAGAATACTAGCGTAATATCTGCCAGAGGCAGATCTCTTTACTGTTACTCTTTTTATATCTCCTAAAGGTTTATCTCCTCCTCTAAACCTAACTAAGCCAAGCTTAGGTAGTTTTATATGAGTGTTTAGTAAGGTTACACCAGTAACCACAGTATAGCTGGCTTTGTTAGATTTCTTTTTAAAATTAGGGTATTTAGAAGTTTTTCTGAAGAATCTATTATACGCCTCTGCCAAATTATGACAAGTTATTTGAAGTTGTTGAGCCGAAGGCTCTTTAAGCCAAGTAAATTCTTTCTTTAGTTTAGGCAGATAACTTTGCATATCATAGCCAGATAGACTTTTACCTGTTCTATGATATTTCTTTTGAGATATTTCTATCATCTTATTATAAATGAATCTAGAACAGCCAAACTCTTTGTTTAGCTGTTCTATTTGAGATTTATTAGGATAAAGTTTTATCTGAAATCCTCTCATAGTACAATTATACCATAAGTGAGTTTATGTAGGCACTTATGTCTTTGAGGGATTATTTCGGATTAAATTATGAAGCCTAAGAAAATGGTTTACGCAAGAACAGTAAATATGATAGAGGATGCTGACCCAGTTAAAATCAGCCTAGTTAATCGTGGAGCTAACCAAAAAAGATTTACCTTAAAGTCAGAAAGAAAAACTGGCACAGAAATTAAAAAAATAGCTTTCACTGATGTAGATACTGGTATGGCTTTTGTCGAGAAGAACTTTGACGATGCAGATATATATGATGAGTCTGCTTGGTCTGTTGAGAATGAGCAGTACATTATATACTCCAAAGATTTTAATGTAGAAGAAAAGCTTGCTGAAATTAAAGGTGAAAACTTTACTATTTGGATTAACGATCCCAGAGAAGCACAAACAGCTATGAAGAGTGATGTTGTCGCTGAAAAAACTTGTAGTACACTTTTAGCAGATCAAATAATAGATCAAGACGAAATAAATATGAGCAAAACAATAGACAAATTAATCAAGACACTAGAATCTGCTCTAACTAATCTTAAGAAAGACGAAGATGAAGTAGAGGAAGTGAAGGAAGAGATTAAAGAAGAAGTTAAAGAAGAGATTAAAGTAGACGAAGTTGCTACTCCTTCTGCTGAAAGTAAATTAGAGGAAGCTGAAAAAGCTTTAGAGACTATCAAAACTGAAAACGCAGAATTAGCTAAAGAAATAGCTAAAGCTAAAGAAGCTTTAGAGGCTTACGAAGGTAAGTTTGCTGAATTACTAGCTAAAACTGAGAAGTTTGAAACCCAAGCTAAAGAGTCACAAGTTAAGTACGAGACTCTTATCAAGAGCGTTGAGGATTCAAAACTAGGATCAAATTCTTCTGAAATAGAAGCTATTAAAGCGGATACCAAAGAGGAAGTTAAAGCGAACGTCAAAAAAAGTGCGTTCCTAGCAATCTGCGAGCAATTAAAATAACCAGGAGAAAATTATGCCAAACGAAAACATACTAGACATTATAATCAAAGACAAGGATACCATAAAAAAGGATGGCTTGCTTAGTACCGTAGGTGCTGCTGCTGGCGTAAATATTCCTTTAGAAGTTAAACAAGACTTCATATCTCAGTTAGTTCTTAGCCCAACACTTTTAAGTGTAGTTAGAACTGAGATCCTAAACGGTCCTAACTTCAGAATCCCTAAGATCTTATTTGACGACTGGGTTCTTTATGCTAAGACTGAGAATACTGCTCCTACTACTGGTCAGTATAGCACATCTTCTTTCGGTTATGTAGATTTATCGCCAAAAGATATTTCAGCAGCTACATTCATCACGCATGAAGCTATGAGAGACATTAACGGTGGATCTGCTTTACTAGTTCAGAAACATGAAGATCTATTCTACAAAAAACTATCTTCTAACATCCTATCTAACTTGTTATTAGCTGACACGGCTTTTGTTGACGGTAATGCTAACAAGCAAGCGGTAATGAGAAAATTCGATGGTTGGATTAAGCAAGCAGCTAACAACCCTGTAACTGCTCAAGTAAATCCAGCAGGATCAGTAACTTTAAACGCTGCGTTTGATATAGTTACTCCTGTAATTGAGAAAGTTCTAGAAGCTATGCTTACTAGTTTAGCATCAGAATACTTCTCAGCTTCAGAAGATATGGCTTTCATCATGTCTGCTAAAAACTTACTACGTTTAAGATCTGCTTTAGGTAAGAGATTAACTCCACTTGGAGACACTTACCATAATGGCAGAGCTCCAGTTGCCCTTAACGGCATCCCTGTTATTGGTGATGAGTTCATCCCTGAAGGAGTAATCATCTTAACTAACCCTAAAAACATGATATTTGCTCCCCATACTGAATCTATGAGATTCTTAACTGACTACGACAAGTACTTAGATAGACAAAACCTATTTGTTCACGCTAACTACGGTCTAGGTTGGGAAGAGCTTAAAGGTGTTGTTTACCAAACATTATCTTAATTCTCTTAACTCGCTGTTTACTAAAAGGTGTGGAGTTCCCCTCTGCACCTTTTTTATTTGATAGCCAAGTTGTTAGTTGAACTAAGAAACCTAACAACTGGCTATCTAAATATTAGCAATTTCACCGCCTGCGAAGGTAACACTGAATCACAGACACTCCTAGTATAGCACAGTGAAGTATAATTAGTACATGATTGAAAAAAAAATTAAAACATACTATGCAGAGTTAAATTACTCTATTGACCAAAGTCAAATTGTAGAAGGGGTTACTTTAACTAAAGGTACTCCTGTAGAGATCTCCAAAGAACTTTACGAAGAATTTAAGAACAGTCCTAATAAATATGTAACGGCTACAACCTTTATTGGCGGTAATGCTATCTCCCCTAAGATTGAGAGGCTAGTACTTACTACTAAAACTGTTACTGAATTAGTTGAGGATGAACAGGAAGAAGCAGAGAAAGAGGCTGTAAAAAGTAATTTTGCTGGTGAAATGGGAGCTAAACCTACCAAGCCAAGAGGTGGGGGTAAACCAAAACAAGGGCAAGCTACAGAAGAAGCTAAGGAAGAACAAGATCCAGAAGAAACTAAAGAAGCTACTGTAGAAACTGAGGAAACAAAAGTAGACTAATGTTTAAAGTTCTATCTAGAGAAGTAACTAGCTTACTCGATTTAAGCGAGCTGAAATCTGCCTTGCGTATAGATTGGGGGGAGCACGATGAGATGTTAGCTGATCTAGAAGCTTCTTGCATTTCTGAGCTAGAAAAGTATCTTAAGTTCCCTATCACTAAATGCACTGCCGTTAAAAGAGTTAGATTAGCTACTCAGGGATATATTAATGAAGATCCTGATAAGTTAGAGCTAAATAGAGGGTTTAGCTTTCAAGCTATACCTGTAAACACTATTAGTGAGATTAGAGCTATTAAAGGCGATGAGACTTATGATACTTTACAGCTCACTGTAGATTATAGTTTCGACAGTGTTTCTAACACAGTTAAACTGCAAAGTGCTAACAGATACAAATTTGATGGCAGAGAGTACTTGGAAATATACTGCGATATAGGCTGGTCTACAGAAAATATTCCTGCTATCGTTCAAGGCAATATAAAGTCTCTAGCCATACATATGTATGATAAAGCGGATACTCCTATACCTACTAAGCTATATAGGCCATCTGCGAACTATAGGTATTACGGATGACATCCTTCGGAGAGCGTTGGCTCTTTACTAAAGTTCCAAAAGTCTCTGAGCTTACTAACCCCATCACTATAGTTAGGGCTAAGTTAGATCCGAAGACTACTGGATCTAACACTGAATTTAATCGCACCTTTCAAGTAATACGTAAGTGCTATGCAAAGACTGAGATAGCTGAGATAGCTACTACTGGAACTGCTGAACCATACTTAAAAGAGTTACAGATTAACTTCAGTATTCGTAAAGCTCCTGATGTAGAAATCATGGAGAAATCAGACTACGTTATATACAGAGATAAAATGTATATGGTTCATCAAGTGATGGATAACAGATCTGCTAAAGAGCGTGGCTTCCAAGTCTTAGCTACTATAGAAGTAAACGATACTACAGATATAGATATAGCAGCAGTACAAAAGATAGACTCTGTAAATATACCAGAAAATCCAGGATTCTTCTATGATTAATATAAAAGCACATATAGATAATAGCGGATTCACGGAAGAGGCTGGCGTAAACCTTTACAAGGATATTATTAAAGCTGTAGCTATATCTACTGAGTACGCTCGTAAAATAGCTCGTGAAGATATGCGTAAACCTAAGACTGGTAATATCTATAAAGTGCTAGGAGTAGATCATCAAGCCTCTGCACCTGGTGAAAGCCCTGCTGTTCTTACTGGAACTCTTATTAATGGGCTATCTACTAGCATAACACCATCTCCTATGATGATAACAGGTCAAGTGGCTACTAGCCCAGATGCCTTCTATGCAGGATTTTTAGACGATCAACTAAATAGACCTATTTATAGAAATATAGAAAGTGCTGCTGAACACTTCTTTATGAAACAACTAGAATCTATATTCACGAGGATGCAGAATTGAGTATTTGGTCAGAGCTAATAACTAGAATAAGAACTAACTGTCCTATCTTTAATAATAATGTTTTAGAGGTAGTAGAATTTGCTGCTTTAAGAGGAAACGATGGGGAGATGACAGCAGGTATTCCATACCCTCTGTGCATTATAGCCGAAGCCCCTAGAGACTTTGTACCCCTACAAGGAAACTCTTCTGAGCAGATAGTTAACTATAATTTTGCTACTATAGTAGCGGTAGAATTTATAGCTCGTAATAAAACTA